GTCATGGCCAACATCGTGCAAGCCCCGATGGATGAAACCTATCAGGCCTTAAACCCGAAGAATCGGCGACGGTCGACCACGCGCAAAGTTCGGAATGAGGATTTTCTCCTCAACGACAACCGCAGGCAAGCCCTTGCAGCCAACGCCCTCGACGTGTGGCGGAATATGGGCATCCTTGCGTGGGCTATCCGCAGGACGCTTGACTATTGCTGTCTGTGGGATTTTCAGCCACGGACACAGGATCCCGGGCTGAATGCCGAATTGAAGCGGCTTATGACCCGAGATTGCGAACCAGAGGCCATCGACACTTTTGGGCGCATGGATTGGGACGATTTTCGCCGGGTGGCGGAGAGTCAGAAGCTACTGACAGGTGATTCGTTTTTCGTCAAATTAAGCGACGGCACCCTTCAGATGGTGGAAGGCGCCTACTGTCTCAATCCGACATTTTCACGCAGAGATCAGGCCCAGTGGGTCAACGGGGCGAAGCTCAGTAATGGGCGGATCGTCGCATGGAATTTTCAGGAAGAAGACCCCAGAAGCGGCCAACGAACAGACCGGGCAGTCAAGGCCAGTAACGTATGGCAACATTGCCAATTTGAGGCGCGGCCAAACCTGATTCGGCCCCAGTCGCCAATCGTCGCAGCGCTCAATGAATTTCGGGATCTCGATGAGACCCTCGATCATATGAGGGCGAAAGTGAAGCTCGATCAGATGTTCGGGCTGGCCTTCGGTCGTAAGGCTGATGCTGACGCATTCGACGAGGATGACCCACAGGCATCCGACGCTCAAGAGGGGTCGGCCCGCGTCGTGGATTTTGGCGATGGCCCGGCGGTATTTGATTTGGACGAAGGCGAGGAAGTCACCCCAATTCAGAGCGCCAATCCGGCCAGCAGCACGCAGGATTTTACGCGGCTATGCTTGGCGATTGCCCTCAAGAGTCTCGACTTGCCCTTCAACTTTTTTGACGAAGCGCACACTAACTTTTTTGGGTCACGCGCGGCGTGGCTGCTCTTTGAAAGGGCATGCCATGCACGACGAAAAACGCAGGAGAGGCTTCATAAAAAGATGACCCTCTGGCGCCTGTGGCGATGGGTCATGCCGGTCGACATGGGTGGCACTGGCGAGATTGCGTTGCCCGGTGGAATGCAGGTCCAAGACGTCGTATTCAAGTGGGTGCCCAGGGGTGTGGCATGGTGGAAGCCGCAGGAAGAACTGGACACAGCATTGCGAAGCGTAGCAGCTGGCCTGAAGTCCATGCAGGACGTATGCGACGAGCACGGCTTCGGGGATTACCTCGACAACGCCCGAGAGATTCAGAGCGAACGGGCAGAGCTGGCCAGCATGGGATTCCTCCAAGAATGGAGCAAGAACGCAATGGTCGCACTAAGAGAGACAGGCGAGGTGGCGCAATGAAATCACGATTATGGCAGATGCGCCCAGATGCGCTGCAGTATCTCAATCACAGGCAGGCGCAAAAGCTAGCAGGTCTCGATCCCGATACGGTCGACGACTACTTTACCGAGATGTTCGCCGAATATATGGGGCTGGACGCTGAGCCCATTGAATACACGGACGATGGCATCGCTATCGTTTCGGTCATCGGCCCACTCTACAAGCGCAAGAGCCCGTGGAGCAGCAACTACAAAGCCATCGGCGAAGCCCTCGATGAACTTCTGGAAATGGAAGACGACGCCCCTCAGGCGGTCGTGATTAAGATCGACAGTCCCGGCGGTATGGTCGACGGTCTTGACGATGTTTGCAGCAAGCTGGCCCAGTTGGCAGACCGGATGGTTTGCATCGCGTCAATCAATGGCAACGGGGCGTCTGCAGCGTACCGGATTGCGTCCCAGTGCGGCCAGATCTTCGCAACGCCTGACAGTGAGGTCGGGTCGATTGGAACGTATTGGCAGTTCCTCGACATGAGCGCGGCCTACGCAAAAGCAGGCGTGAAATCAGTGCTGCTTTCGACAGGCCCATACAAGGGTGTAGGCGTTCCCGGCGAGCCAATTACCGACGAGCAGAGAGTATTCCTGCAGGATTCAACGAACAAAACGAACCAGATGTTCCTCGATGATGTGACCTCTGGTCGTGGATTTTCAGAGTCTCAGTTAGCGGCCGTTTCTGACGGTCGTTGGTGGATCGCCAGCGAGGCGGTCGGGCTGGGATTGGTGGATGAGATTGGGAGCCTCGACGACGTGTTGAGCGCTATCCGGTCGCAGCGTAAGGAGGCAGAGATGCCTAAGCAGAGATTGCGTCCGGCGACGGCGCAGGCCAGTGATGTGACACCCGAGACAGTCGACACTATTGACAACCCAGGCACCGACGAGACCGAAACCGAGACCCCGACAGAGACCCCAGCGGCCCCGCAGGCCCGAGGCCTTGGCGATTACATGCAGGCGTTCGGCGATGCCGAAGGCGCCCGCATGTTTCTCGCTAACAAGCCATGGGAGCAGGCCCAGCAGGACACTATTTCGGCTCTCAGAGGGCAGCTACAGGACGCCAACGCAGAACTGGCACAGCTTAAGTCACGCGCGGCCGAATTGATGAAGGCCCAGGCTGGCGAAGATACCCCGGTGCAGATCAGCGGCGAAGGCAAAAAGAAGTCCTTCAGTGAGGCTTGCAAAGCAGCCAAGAAGTAAGCCTCTCAGCGTTTGAGACGGCCCCAGAAACCACAGTATCGATTAGGAGTGAAGTAAGATGGCAGATACCTTGACCACGTTGGCAGAGTTGATTCTGTTCAACTCTCAGGACGTGAACCCGGCAGAGATTACCGACATCCTCAACATGAGCCCAGCCCTTGCGAGAATGCACGCGATGCAGAGCTCGAACGGCACGGTCCACAAATACAACAAGGAGACCACGGCACCAGTCGTGGGATTCCGTGCAGTGAATGACGGGGCCGACTACACAGCCGGGTCCAGTACGCAGATCAGCGTGACTCTGAAGTACATGGATGCGAAGGTCATCGAGGACTCTGCCGAGTGCAGGGCGTACCGATTCGGCGCTGAAGCGTGGATGGATCACCGCACGATGCGACAGCTGCGGCAGGCCCTCTATGTCCTCGAAAAACAGATCTGGTACGGCACGGTCCACGGTGACGCAAGCGGCTTCGCGGGTATCGCCAACGATGCGAACTACAACGGCGCCAGCGATGGCCAGGTCGTGAATGCAGCAGGTACCACGGCTGGCACTGGGTCATCGGTGTTCCTCGTTGCGTCCACTCCGGACGATGCGGCTTTCGCGCTGGTAGGTGCTGGCGATAGCGGGGTATCCGCTCCGAACATCAACTTCACCATCTCGCCAACATTCCAGACGGCGGTTCTCGGGGCAAACTCGAAAACCATGGTCGCGAACGTTCGCGATGCAGGCGCCCATTTGGGCGTGCAGGTCGGCAGCAAGTACGCAGTGGTCCGGATCGCCAACCTGACAGCTGACTCCGGCAAGGGTCTCACCGATGCCCTTCTGGCGGATGCGATGGGCAAGTTTCCATCGGGCATGATGCCGACGATGATTTGCTGTTCTCGTCGATCTCTCACGCAGCTGCGAAAGAGCCGGACGACCTACAACCCGACTGGACAGTACGCCACTCTGCCACAGGATTTTGACGGCGTGCCGATCATTTCGACGGACTCCATCATCGACACCGAAACTCTTCTTGCGTAGTCCGCTTCCCAGTCTCGCCAGGTATGACCTCCGGCACCCTGGCGGGGCTGGAGTTTTTGGATAATTCCCAATGAACCCCATAGCAGCAGCAACAGCAGCAGCAAGAGCAGCCAAGCGGCAAGTGCGCGGCGAGACGGTCGTCTACAGTCGCGGCGCTGTGTCTCTTGTCGTTACGGCAGTGCGTGGTGAAACGCTATGGGAGACATCCGACGCCTATGACGGCATCCAAGTCGGCGACAGGTCCACAGACTGGATCATCGAGGTCTCTGCATTGGTGTCTTCTGGCACACAGTGGACACCAACGCGCGGCGATGAAATCACGGTCGACGGGATCACATTCCGCCCGATGCCATTCGGGGCGGACAAGCAGGTCTGGCAGTATCACGACAGGCAACGGACTGCCTTTCGTGTTCACACAAAGGAGCGTGTCTGATGGCTAGCAGATCGCGCACACTTGCAGACGCTCTCGTCACAGCCATAAACGCATGGGCCAGCAAGCCC